ACGGTTGGTGTCAACGGTTAGTGGTTCAAGTAAACATTTATAATAAAGATTTAATCACGTTTAGACCCGTGGTCATTTCAAACCGGCACTTATAATCTATTTCTTGTTTGTAAGGCTTCTTCTTTTGAGCATTCAGACGCTTTGTTTTCTTCAGTAATAATTTCTAATATTTTATCGATGGCATTAGTTTTGAACCATTCTCCACACAGTTTATATTCTATCAAATCCTTATGAAGTCTTTTTTCATCCTTTGGCGTTAATTTTGGATACCAACAGAGCAAATTAAGGTCTTCAACACTTACCCTATCTTTAATTTCATCAGGGCATCTACAAGAATAAAACCCCCTATGTGCTATTCTACTCCAAGCATTATTCTTACAATAATGACCGACTTTAATTGCGTCCATGTGATTTGATTTATAAACATATACTCCCATTATATCTTTATAAGTTTAATAACTTAAAGTGCCGGTTTGAAATCTCCAACAGTCTAATATAATATTCCCCCTATTAACGGGAGATATATTAGTTATCTAAAGATACGCATATAAATCATAATTAGTTTATTGCGTCATTTCTTCAAGTATAAAATGCATATTTAGACAATCTTGCTTTTTTCCAACTGACAATTAAAAAAAATTGAAGTTAAAACATCATTTTTTGATAAGTAACAAACACAAGATGCCCGCATATGTTTATACACTTAATCTGAAAGGAGGTGCTAAATATGTTGGATATACAGAAAATCCAAAGAAGAGAATTGCTCAACATTTCTCTGGAAATGGTGCTAAATGGACACAAAAGCATAAGCCTATTTCTGTAAATAGTATTCAGAAGGTTTATAGTGTCGCATATGCGAAGAAGTTGGAAACAATCATTTACTACAAAATGAAAGAATATCACGGTGCATCTAAGGTTCGCGGTGCTGGAAACACGAAGTCATATTAGTATAGGTTTGAAATATCCACGGGTCTAAAAATCCCCACATGTCGAAATAAGCATTTCCAACTAAAAGATGAATACATTTTTTCGTTATAAATGTATAATAACGAAAAATGTCTAAAACAAATATATATGTTCTCCGCCTTGAAGGCGGAAGATATTATATTGGTAAAAGTGATAATGTGATGACTAGATATCAACAACATCTCAATGGTAAAGGTTCTGCTTGGACTAGAAAGTATAAACCAGTTTCATTTGAAAAGACTATTGAAAATGTATCGCCGTTTGAGGAGGATAAGATTACAAAGGAGTATATGTCAAAATATGGTATTGACAAGGTTCGTGGTGGTTCGTATGTTGAGGTAGAACTCAGCGACTTTCATAAGGATACACTAAACATGGAGATTTGGGGCGCAAAAGACCTATGTACTCAGTGTGGAAGACCTGGACACTTTGCAAAGGCTTGTCGTGCTAAAACAGATGTTTCAGGGAATAAGATAGAATATGAAGAGGATGCTAATGAATGGGGTTGTGAGTATTGTGATAGAACATTTACAACAGCATTCGGCTGTGGCATCCATGAAAAATCGTGTAAGGAGAAGAACGCAAAACCCCGTTATGTAAAACAGACAACCAAAAAGGAAGAAGGTATTTGTTACCGCTGTGGTCGCCCAGGTCACTATTCGCCTGATTGTTATGCAAGAACGCATTGTAAGGGATATACATTAGATTCCGATTGTGAATCGGACGATGACTCTGATTGTGAATCGGATGATGACTCCGATTAGAAAGGGGCGTTTGACCACACAGGTCTAAACATACACACATATATGTATATATGGAAAACAGAGTCAAGCGGTTCTCTGAACTTCATAATAATAAGTGGTTTCATATTATGAATTGGTCGCTGGATATGATAAAGACTACAGACTTAACACAGCGATATATGTTGTGTAAATACGGTCGTGATTTCTATTTTTAGAGCACTTGCTGTAGTAGGTTTTATCAAATGAAGATGTATATAATATTAAAAATATAATGTAAATATTAAGTTACCAGTTACCAGTTACTGGTTTTAAAAAAAGTATGTAAACAAATTATTTATTATATAATTAACTTATAATTATATATTATTTAACATAAGTAACATCTATATTCTACTTTTGGGAAATACTTTTGTTTCAAACTGGTAACTGGTAACCGGTAACTTTATTGAATTACAGTACTTATTCTCAATCCTGTCCAAATCTTAGTAGCTGATGTTAAGGAGATGCTCCGTCTTATGAACGCTCTATATGATTTTGAGAGCCAATAATACCAGCAATCCAAACTAATCACTCTCATCCCCGCTATCCTCCGCATCCCTCATATCTAGATACCGTTTCACCGACTCATCCAATTTTTTATCAAGCTCCGCCATAAAAAAGCCCTTGTCGTAATATTTAGCCAGAACCATCTTCTTCTCTTTTTTGTCGCTACACATGTCAACCCGCAACTTGATATAATTTAAAAATTCATCAATATATGCAGGAAATTTCTTTTTATCGCTCTCCCCTTTATCTTTGATATCGTTGTATTTATCAAGCAAGAAAGCCACAAAGTTTCCAGGGCTCCGTTGTTCCTCAGGACAGTTTCGTTGCCAGTAGTTAAAAAAGTAATAGATTCCGTTATTTTCCGACGAATAGTGGTCTTTCAAATAGTTATACATGGTCTCCTTTATTAGCGTCCCATGTGTATCAATTAAGTCAATGCCTTCGTCGTTCCATGACATATAGTAGGGGTCCTTTCTGTCCAATGTAAAAACACACGTAACAATTTTCTTACCGTGAAACCTGATATAATTTTCAGAAATTTTATCTTCATCCGCCTTATCTGTAAGCCGTTGTACGTTTTTTAGTAGATAGGTATCGTAAATACTATTCATTAATATCTCATTATAATTTAGCGCGTTGAACTGTGGTTTAATATATGTAATAACAACATACGATTCATCATAACCTATCAACTGAAAATTCCGCCAAATTTTATAATTTTTGTTATAACCATTGTATTTAACCACATGATTATATAGCCAGTTCAGACGTGGATATTCTAAGTGGAACAATCGAATACTATTTTCAATATATTTGACCTTGTCAAAATGTTGGTGTAAATACTCCTTCATTTTATCAATATTTGTGTTAGTTCTGTCGTGTTTAGAACCACAGAATAGCTCATTGCAAAGACATCCTTCGTGTCCAGCTGTCCCCTTCTGATAAGAATCGTTGTAGATATCAACTATATGATAGATATCGCTTATACTTGTATCGGCATATATTCCACTTACCTTGATTTCTAGCATATGGTGTAAAATAATACATTCAAATGGACACAATTTAGGTAATACATCGGTGTCCAGAACCTTTTTATCCAATTTTGATTTAATATTTCTCATGTTATCAAGAATTATCTTGTAATAATTCACATAGTCGCGCCCTCTATCCGCGATTTTTACAACAGCAACTTCATGATGGCTAATGATTGTATTATAATCATTCCAATTTCTAGGTTGCGAAATAAGTGACCCATCTAAGAGATATAACAACTTCTTAATTTGGCGCGTTAAGTCATCATTGTTCGCACCTTCCTTATTAATAATTTCAAAAAGAAGAGTGATTAGTAAGGATGAGTAGCGTATAGCATGATTACCTGAATCTATAATTCGTTTCTCTGTTTTATCTTCCTCCATTTTCTCCAAATTAGAAGGCTCAATGATACCCGTGTTGAAACTATCAAAGTGTAATTTAGAACAGGGTGAAATAAAATCAGCAAACTTAATACTATTAAATATGTGTAGATTTGGTCTCATATTGGAATATTCGTAGTCATTGGAACAGAATTTGCCCATCTTTTGCGATATTTTATCACCGTTATTAAAGTACTGAATATATAATTTCTGCTTCATACGTGTTATAGCAACGTGAAAGAGAGAATCGTATATCAGTGTGTCGCTCCGCGCACTAAATCTTTTTAAAGCCCCTTCTGTAAATCCAATCATAAATACAACATTACGTCCGTCACCCTTAGAAGAATGAATTGAGACCAAACGGGTTGATTGATTTGAATCGTCCAAGTTAATAGACGCACCTTCCTCCGATTTGTGAAAGATTGCATATCTAAAATAGTTATCTTCAGTGCGTGCCAGGCGTTCCTTCCAAAAGGTATCTATCCGTCCCTGTAATGAATCGACCAGCGGATTATTACTAGTGAAAGGCGTAATTATCAAAAAGTCCTCAGGTAAACGCTTGTTCATCTCAACCTCCTGACGAAATTGCCTCATAATTTCCTCTATTTCAGTATTAAATCCATCATCTTCGCATCCCTTGTAAAGAGGGCGTCCTTCAAAGAATACAATTGGATTTTCATCAGGTCCTTCATATGCCTTATATGGTAAAACGGGCGGTAAACCGTATTTATTGAAAGGAATCATATCATTGACAAAATCAACCAACTTGGTATTAGTAAAACGTCTACAGATGTTGGATGGTGCTAATTTAACTAGATTTATAGAAGGAAATTCGTTACCGTACAAATATGTGAAAGCATTCTCTTCATATGAAATACTTTGTAATTTATCACCGACAATGTAACCATCGATATAATTATTACGCATTATATTTATAATAGCTTGTCCATAATTGATTGTTAAGTCTTGTGCCTCATCAATAACAAGTAGTGTTTCCTTATTTAATTTAGGATTCACACCGGCATAGCGAATAACACCGGCCTTATCAGTATTGATATGATTATCGATGATAGAGTCTATAATACCTTGAAATTTATCATAGAATGAATGGTTGGTATCTCCTATACTGTACATAAGTGAATCAATGGTAGCAATAATAATTTTAGCGTTTTTACCAGTCTTTTCATTGCAGAATTCAATGATGTATTTTTTATTAGTATCTTCAATTGTTAATTCGTTAATATATTTCAATAACCCATTCGTAACTTGATGTTCTAATTCATTCTTAATAACAGTCTTTGCTGAGTGTTGTTTGGTCACAAAAATAAAGGTGTTGTAATGTGCAACTTCATCAGACTCCAACATCTGAATAATACCATAGGTCTTACCATTACCGGCGCCCTGTTGTTTTAGATATAAACTACATTGCTCAGGTTCCTTGTTTGACCAAAGTTCTGTACCTGTTTTAAGAGCCTGAATAAAATCCTTTTTGTCCTTCGCCTCTTCAACATCTATCATGTGGCATTTAATATTTTTAGGACAGACCTTATAAATTTTAGAATCAATATCAAGATAGATAACCTTATAATCAATAAAGCTCTCATACTTCCAATATTCTGAGTTAAATTCTAGGTACACTCTACCGGTATGTTCAAATAGCCTTACATTGACAGCACCATTACCGTGTATAATCCACACAATCTCTTTTCCATGGACATTTGTATAGTCGTTTGTTCTATCATCAACTTCCTCCTTTGTAATTAGGCTGTGTTGAATTTCCAGAATACGATTTGTTTCAATAAGGTCCACATCCGCACAACGCCTTTTAACCTGATTTGAATTCTTCCGCAAATAAGGGATTTCAATCCTTGGAAAATTACTCTGCCACTCTGTATGCCATCGTGTCATCGGATTACCACCAGTATCCTCAGGTTTAAGATGTTTAAAATATGGTTGTCTAATTCTACTCTTTGATAAAATAAGTTCATGAGAATTTCTACAAAAAATAGCCTGATTATTAAATTTATAATTATTATTAATATAATATTCTATTGAATACTCTTTATTTTTACAAAAACAGTACTGTGAAGTATAATTCACGTTACAAACGTTATGTGTCATCTATTAATATAAAGTAATTAATGTTTAAGCATTAAAGCATAATTAGTTTATATTCCGATTTAATCTTTGATTAGATACAAAAATGCTACAATGACCCTATTATATTATTGATTTGTTCTGTCTTACCAGCCAAATCAAAAATAAAAAAAATTGAAAACACCTTGTCTTGTTAAACTTTATCAAGACAAGTAGAAAAGCCACAAAGAATGGCCACTCTTCACGACCAGCTCAAGTACTGCGACATGATTGAGGAGAAGCTCCGCTTTGTCAATGAGGAGGCGCGTCAGCTCGAAGACATGCTCAAGTACGCGCAATGGACCGTCAATGAGCTCAAGGCGTCGCGCCAGGCCACTGAGACATACGAAGAGCCGGTCCAGCACCCAATCCGCACCAAGCTCAAGTGGACCAATGACGACAAGAACTACGCCGTGGCCATTGTAACGGAAAACGGCATCCTGGAGGTTAAGCGTGTTTGTGGAGGGGAGACTTCCTTCACAAAGAGGCTCTTTGACAGTGAGAAATCATGGACTGAAACGCTTCCTGTCGCACATGTCACTGCAACACCATACAAGTCCGCAATTGACCGCCGTCTTGTCCCCCTCAAGGCAACCAGTGATGCACTCAAGCTGGCCGAGCTACAGTCGCGGTTTGTGGGCGGTGAGTTCGTCCTATCTACCGTTAACAAGCAGTACAACGTTACGTACAATGAGATTGACACCTACGACTATATTACGGTCGTCGATGTCTGCTCCTACGGCGACTTTACGGAAATCGGACGTGAGCTTGGTAAGTGTACCAATCAATCGGGTCAGCCGAATCTGATGGTCGTTTATCGTGGCAACTACATCGACCTTTCTTACCTCTTCTAGGTGAAAAAGCACAGGAAATCGCCACCAGCCGGTTTTTCTATTAGTTTTGAGACCTGAAAGATAAACCAAAACAAATCCCGGTTCAAACAAATTGTTACCGATTTTCGGTAAAAATTTGACAAATAAATAAATATACTAGGTATACAAAAAAAGATGCCCACGTATGTCTGTGAAAAGTGTGCCAGAGAATTCAAACAGAAAAGTGGGTTCGACGACCACAAGTCAAAGAAGATTGATTGTGCTAAGAATACAGTGATTGACAAGGTTGTGAATACCAAAGTGGAGCAAAAGGTCAAAGAGGCTATTCGTGCTACACAGAAGGGAGGAGAGATTACAAAAGAGACTCTACCTGCCTTCTTTGAAGATTTGCATAATCTACTCTGGAATAAGGCTGGACTAAATCCTGAGCGTGCCCTGGAGCATATGACCTTCTTCTTTGCCTACCGCCTTATTGAACAACAGGCAGATAATCTCAATCTACCTCAAGAGTGCCGCTGGTCGTTTATTGCGAGCCTCAAGAATGAGAATGATATTGACCAGACAATCAAGAAGGGAGTAGCCGAGTTTCGCAAGCGCCCAAAGACAAAGGTCTTCTTCAAGCCGCACGAAATTCAGAAGGCAGATATTGTGTTTGAGATTGTTCAGCAAATCAATCGTATTTCTCTTACAATTCTGCAGGAGACTGATACTTTGGGTGATATCTTTGAGTACATGCTTGGGCGTGGTATGAAAACGATGTCTGATGAGGGTCAGTATTTCACAAATCGAACTATCTGTAAGTTGGCATTTAAGTTGGCGTACGCTATCAAAAAGCATCTACGCAGGGCCGATGGGACTCTATGCACATTTGCTGATTGGTTTTGTGGCACCGGTGGTTTTCCCGCTGAGTTTGTTAAGGGTGTCAAGGCTAACCTGCCTTCCGTTGATTGGAAGAAGGAGTGTGGCTCTGTTTATTGCCAGGATATGAACTTAGCCAGTGTGTCCACCACCCTATTGAATATGCTAATCCTTACGGGTATTCCCTTCAACGGTGATAAGATTCGCGGCTCTAACTCATTTAGTGAGCCTATTACTACTGGCGCGGGTGCGCCCTTTGATGGTCTTACTATTGACTACTGCTTCATGAATCCTCCTTATGGCGGCGATAAGACCAAGGGCGCTGCCTACAAGTTTGCATACTCAAAGAAAGTAAAGTCCGATGATGGGACCACATCAAAGAAGTATTGTGTGAATCAGGAAATCCAGAGCATTGGCATTGAGGATGACGACAAAGTATCTGCTGGTGTTCAGTTGGCTATGGCTACGCTTTCTGCCGATGGTGGTGTATGCTCAATTGTGCTTCCCCAGGGGTTCTTCTTCGGTGCTTCTAAAAAGTGCGTTGAACTACGCAAGAAGATTGCCGAAGAATACAAGATTTGGTTTGTGGTTGATATTGCTTCTGGTTCATTCCTCAATACCGGCACAAAGACCTCTATGATGGTCTTTCAAAAAGGCATTGGTCCCACGGACAAGGTGGCCTTCATTGGGCTTGATGAGAAGCCACTTGTTGAGGCTACGCTGTCTGAGTTGCGGTCAAAGCACTATTCGCTAAATTACAAGCAGTATATCCCACAGAGTGCGGTAGAGGTGGAGGGGTTTGAGATGGTGAAATTGGGGGACCTAGTTAATTTCAGCGGAGGTAAATTTACTACTGGGTATTCCAAGGAAAATCCAGGGTCCTATCCATTCTTTAGCGGTAAAACATTACAGCCGGACGGAACATGTAAGGACTTCTGCTTTGATGGCGATGAATACTTAGTTATCATTAAAGATGGAGGCAGTGGTCCTGGTAACTACAGTGATAGTGTAGGAATGGGAAAAGTCTTCTATGTTAAGGGCAAATCTGCCGGCACGTCACATAATGCTGCACTACACAAAAAGAGCGATAAGGTTATTCTAATGTATCTATATTATTACTTGAAGACTATTAAGCCAAAGATTATGGATTTGGCAAAATATACGACTGGTCTTGGAGTTATCGGTCAGGCAGACCTTCGTGATATTGATATTACCATCCCCTCCATTGAACGCCAGCAACAAATCGTAGAAGCCATTGACGGCTGGGCGTCCCTTGAACAGCAGGAGGAGGTCGCACTGAAAATCCTTGAGAAGCAGATGATGTTCCAGGTGAAGGAAATGGGGCGCGGACAGGCTCGTGTAAAATTGGGGGAGGTTATCAAAAAGGTTAAGAGTGGAAAGACAAACTCCACGGAGGCGTCTGGAAGCGGCGAATATGACTTTTATGGATGTACCGCAAAAGTTCCCACAAATACACATAATAGTTACGACTTTGATGGTGAAGAATATCTTCTATTTGCTAAAAGTGGGGGAAACGCAAAGACGAAAGTTGGTGAAAATCTCGGTATTGGGAAGTTTCATTATGTAAGCGGTAAAACAGCCGGTAACATTGCTGTATTCCAATATAATGTTGATAGCACTAAGGCAACATGTCCATTTATGTACTATTTACTAAAGACTAAATTGGAAGAAATTCAACTCCTTGCTGATTATACGACTGGCAATGGAAATATAAATATCGAACTGATGTATCAAAATGTTGACCTACAACTCCCCCCATTAACCGAGCAACAGACACTCCAGTCAGACTTTGATGAGATTCGGCACAAGCACGCAAAAATCGCCACGTATAAGGCGAAGGCACAGGAGGCGATTCAGCGTCTGATTCCTGGTGCATCATCGTAATTACCATACGATTTCTTCCTCACTTCCAAACTCCTTATCCCAATTTGTAAAGTCCTCATACATTTCACCTGGATTTACTGGTAGATTTTGCGTATATTTTTGTTTGTATAGGTCCCACTTTGTAAGCCCCATATCTTTACACAGACGAACCCACATAGG